TAAAGCCCCTCTATAATGTCTAAAATATCTATTTTTACCACCCTCTTTACTACGGTATGTTAAGTACCATACCAACTTTTATAAAATTGGAATTTGTTATTTTATCTTTGTTGGCATTAAAAATCTCTTTCCACCTGCTTCCGTCGCCATAAATACGCTTTGCTATTTTCCAAAGACTATCTCCTGAAACAACGGTATATGTATTTACTTTCTTTTCCGTATCTGTTCTTTCTACTGATGAACTACTTCTTCCACTTTCCTCAACATATACAGCACCAAAAGCTCTGTACTCTCTTAAAGTAATATCCATAACAATGTCATAACCATTGTCAGCAGACTCTGTAAAGCTGTAATCCTCTATAACAGCCTCAATATCTGTATAATTTAAAACCTTAGTAATATTAACTTCCCTAGTGATTACAAAATGGAAAGGCTTTAGGTCACTTTTTAACTTTTCAATAGCCGTTTTAAAATAATCTGCATCTTTAAATCCATAAACATATCTGGAAAAAGGATACTCTGTATTAGGCAAAATAGCCTGAAATTTTATAGTCTTTAATTTTCCCGTTTTAGGAAAAACTACTTCATTACCATTTACGCAGTCAAAAAGTGTGTTTTTAGTGCCACAGGCAATAGTTACTTTTTCCGGTGTAATAGGCAACAGTATATCTCCTAGCCAAAATTGATACATTATCTGCCCTCCTTTTCAAGTTTCAAATCTATTGCTCCTATAACAAAAGCCTTTTCTTTTTGGCTCATTGTCATAAACTGAGAGGGCAATATTCCAAGCCTGTGCAAGCAATAATAAG